CCAGTCACCTATTGCCATAGACATTAATGACCAAGTATCAATCAAGGTCAAAGATTCATCTGGCACATTTGTAAACATCTTTGGTGGCTTTGTTTCTGACATCGATGTAACGGTCTCTGATGCGGGTATTAACGGCATTTCAGAGCGTATTAAGGTAATTGCCTTGGGTGCATTATCAAAGCTGCCTAAGAGCCTTACAGAGGGTGTTTTAAGCAAAGACTTTGATGGCGACCAGATCTACTCAATTCTTTCGAATCTATTGCTGAACAACTGGAACGAAGTCCCAGCAGCTGAAACCTGGGCTGATTACACTCCAACCGTCACCTGGGCTAATGCTGAAAATGTTGGGCTTGGTGACATCGACCAACCAGGCAATTACGAATTAACATCCCGATCATCAGACTTGACTAATGTGTATTCATTGGTATCGGCTTTGGCAACTTCTGGCTTTGGTTACATTTATGAGGATGCAGTTGGACGCATCGGTTATGCCGACAGCACACACAGAGCCGATTACCTAGGCACAAACGGCTACACAGAGTTATCAGCCAATACAGCTCTTGCCAGAGGTATCCGTACTCAGAAGCGCTCAGGCGATGTCCGTAATGATGTCACTATCGTTTACAAGGCAAACGCTGAAGCTAATGCTTTTGATGTTCAGTCCCAAGGTATTTATGGGCCACAGCAATACCAGATTACTACCTCACTTGAAAACGCATTAGATGCTGAGGAACAAGCAGACTTCTATCTGGGCTTGAGAGCCTTCCCACAACCTCAATTCAAAGAGATTACTTTTCCTTTGGCTAATGGCGAACTGGATGATACCGATCGCGATGCTTTACTCAATGTGTTTATGGGCTTGCCTTTGGACATTGTGGATCTACCATCAAACATTACTAACGGTCAATTCCAGGGCTTCGTTGAGGGTTGGACTTTCCAGGCTGGTTACAACCAACTGAACCTAACCCTGACTCTTAGCCCTACTGCTTACTCAATCATCACTACTCGCTGGGATCGTGTAAACGCAGCCGAGACTTGGAACACTTTAAGCCCAACCCTACAATGGATTAACGCTACAATAGTAGCCTGATAAAGGAGAAACATGGCAACCACTTCCGCGTTTGGCTGGGAAACCCCAGACGACACAGACCTCGTTAAGGATGGCGCAGCTGCGATCCGCACACTTGGCAACTCGATCGATACATCGATGTCAGAGTTGAAGGGTGGCACAACTGGTCAGGTACTTTCAAAGACTTCCAACACAGACATGGATTTCACATGGGTTGCGCAAGATGATTCAAACGCGATCCAAAACGCTATCGTCGACGCTAAGGGTGACCTAATCGCAGCAACAGCAGCTGACACACCAGCACGCCTAGCAGTGGGTACTAACTTCGCATTTCTTCAAGCAGATTCATCAACCGCAACAGGTTTATTATGGAACAACGCTGCATGGACAAGCTTCACGCCAACTGTGACGCCTGCGACTGGAACTGGTTTTACAATGTCAGGTAGTGGTTTTTACACACGGGTTGGCAAGTTATGTATTTTTAATTTCACCGCAATTATTACAACAAATGGAACTGGTGCTGGTTCAATCAATGTAACTTTCCCATTTACTGCAAGAGCGTCTACTGGTTGGGCTATGGGGCAATTTAGAGATAACGGCGTTACAGGCACAACTGGAAATGTTGTCCTTGCTAATACAGGAAGTGTGAACATGACTTTTCCTGGCAATTTGTATCCTGGTGTTAACGGGGCGGTCCTTCAAGGCACAGTAACTTACGAGGTGGCATAATGACAAAGTTTGTATCAATTATTGGAAATGATGATGAAGTTTCAGATGAACTTTACTTAGCGCGTTTGCGTTATTGGCGGGATACTGAGTTAGCGCGTACAGATTGGACACAAGTTGCAGATGCGCCAGTTGATGCAGCTGCTTGGGCGATTTATCGCCAAGCGTTGCGCGATCTTCCAAAAAGCAACAAAGATGCAAGAGCTATTGAATTACCTGTTGCACCATGAAGCCAAGACTAAGTAAGTCAGCGATTCAGCTGCGGGAACAGATCGATGATTCCTTCCCAGATAGAGATAGAACTAGCGATGGTTGGATCGGTGATACCCGACACGCTGCGCGCAAGTCAGATCATAATCCTGATGAACAGGGTTGGGTTCGTGCCATTGACATCGACCGTGACCTCTCAGGTAAATCCGGAAAGCCGGATCTTATGCCAGACCTTGCTGATCAGATTCGTCTCTATGGAAAGAAGCACCCAAAGCGAATCAGTTACATCATCTTCGCAGGCAAGATCGCATCCCATAAAAAAGGTTGGGCTTGGCGTCCTTATGATGGCATTAATAAGCACAATGCTCATTGCCATGTTTCGTTTACCAAAGCAGCTGATGAAGCTTCTGAGTTTTTCCAAATCCCCATGATAGGAGGCAAATAATGACTGAACTAATTATCGGTGCTTTGGCACTTGCATCAATCCCTGCGATTCGTGCAGCTCTAAAGGCTTATCGTGCAAAGAAGTCAGTTGGCAACATCGTCGCAGATGCAGTTGAAGCTGCTATCGATGAAGTTGATCGCAAAAAGAAGTGACCGCTAATGATTGGGCTGGGTTCGTCCTTGCCATTGTTTCGACGCTTGCTGTATTTATTGGCGGTTTGCGTTACCTGGTTCGCGGTTGGCTTTGGACTCTTACGCCTAATGGTGGATCATCTCTCGCAGACCGATTGGCAAGAATAGAGACACGCCAAGAGCAGATGATGGAACTTCTGAAGAAGTAAGGGACACTTATCCACATGGCAAGAAAACCTACCAAGGCGCTAGAGGAGCAAGGTTATTCAAAGCTTGATGCTTATTGCATTGGGCTACATGAATACTATAAATCCTTACGCAAGGCTGGTTTTAGCGAGGGCATCACTTTGTTTATGATTACTGATGTTCAATCGTATCCAGGTTGGATCTTGCCAGACCCAGTCGATCCAGAGAAGTTCGGCAACTACGAAGATGAGGATGACGATTAAGCGAATTGTCGTAGTCTCGGACTTACAAGTCCCATACCATGACAGGGTTGCAACCCGTAACCTTGCTAGTTTCATTACCAAGTTTAAGCCAGACCAAGTCGTAACCATTGGCGATGAGATTGACCTTCCCCAGATAAGCAAGTGGGAAGAGGGTCGCATGGGCAGTTATGCCCAGACCCTAGATGATGACCGTAATGAGGCTGTTCAGCTTCTCTGGGACTTAGGCGTAACAGATTGCATCCGTAGCAATCACACAGATCGTCTCTACAACATCATCATGGCTAAAGTGCCTGCTTTTGGTGCTTTGCCTGAGCTGCGCTTTGAAAAGTTTATGAAGTTCGATGAATTAGGTATCACCTTTCACAAGAATCCTATGCCTATTGCTCCTAATTGGATCGCAGTACATGGAGACCACACACCCATCAAGCCACAAGGAGGCTTATCAGCCCTTGAAGCAGCCCGTAGGCATGGCAAAAATGTCATTTCAGGACATACTCACAGAGCAGGGCGTTCCGCCTTCTCAGAGGCTTCTGGCGGTCGTATAGGGCGTGTGCTGCATGGTGTCGAAGTGGGAAACCTCATGGATTTCAAGCTTGCTCACTACACTAAAGGCGTGGCAAACTGGCAACAGGCTTTCGCCATCATCTATGTGAACAAGGCAAAGGTTCAAGTAGATCTAATCAACATTGAGAAGGACGGCACCTTCATAGTCGCTGGGAAGTCCTACGGCAGACCAAGATAATCGTTACCGTTTCGTTATCTAAATGGGCGTGTAATTGTCGGATAAATGTGAGACCGTAACCCAGTAAGCAACAATGCTTACAAGAACGGGAGCAAAACAAATGGATCTACAAATGCCAGTTATTGTTTTATTACTAGCTGCCAATGTCCTCTGGTTTATCATGGGCTGGGGCAAAGGCTTTGAAGAGGGCAAACGCGAAGGATTAATCGTTGCTAAGAATTACCAACGCCAGGTCGAAAATGCGCGCTGATGACATCCTTGACGAAGCAAAAGACCTTATCCAAGACCGAGGTAAAGATTACGGCTTGGCAGCTCTCAATCACCTTCGAATCGCCAAACTCTGGTCAGCCTATCTTGAACGCAACATCGAGCCTCACGAAGTCGCAATCTGTATGGCACTTGTCAAAGTCTCACGTTTACAAGAGTCGCCAAACCACGCAGACAGTTACAAAGACGGCTGCGCATACATTGCGCTCGCTGGACAAATTGCATCAACTGA